AGAGCTGGCCAGCGAGCTCGAGGCCCTGGAACAAGGCAAGGCCAAGCTGGTCGAGGAAGTGGCCGAGCTGGAAAAGGCGAAAAAGGCTGCCGCTAAGGCGGCGAAATGATCGGAGACGATGACTTCGATAGCTTTTTCGACCCTGACGAATTCGGTTGCACCGTTGACCTGATCGAGCCTGGCCAGGCGCCTCGCTCGGTCAACGGCATGTGGGGTGCGCCGGTGGCCAGCGGTCGTATTCAGCGCGCCGGCACCGTTAAGACGGCGTCGCAGGTCAAGGCCAGGCCAAATCAGCGGTTTTTGCAGTTGCCAAACGACGAGGTGCCGGCGGATCTGCCCGGCACCAAGTTGGTGGCGGATGATGCTGAGTATTCGATTGTTGACGACGAGCCTCTCGGCCGGTTGCGCACGCTGCTGACACTGGTGCCATACGGTGACCGCGAGGCCCGTGCCTCAGACGGAAAATCGCATGGCTGGCTTCCAACTAAATCTTGATATGTCGGCGGGCTTCGCGGCGGTGCCCGAGATCCTTAATCGGTTGCGTAAGGATCTCGACCTCGCTGCGGCTCGGGCGCTGCGCAAAACGGCCAACTGGCTGCGCACGCACAGCACCCGGGAGATCGCCAAAGAGCTGCGGATCACGCAAAGCCCTTTGCGACATCGGTATGACGTGTTTACCCGGGCGTCAGGAAAGGAGGTGAAAGTTTGGGTCGGCTTAAAGCCGATCGCCGTTCACTACCTGGGCAAGCCCAAGGAAACGTCGACGGGGGTGTCGGTTGGCCATCGGAACTATGAAGACGCATTTATCGCCAATCCGAAAAACGGTGCATCGATGGTGTGGGTTCGCAAGGGCCGGGAGCGCCTGCCGATCGAGCTGGTTAGGGAGGATTGGGAGGGGCCAGCGCTGAGCGTGCTCGAGCGTTGGGAAAAGCGTGCGCAAGTGCGGTTCGTTGAGTTGTTTGAACAGGAGGCGCGCCATGTCCTCGAGAGTGCTCGATAAGCCGTCTGATCTATTTTTTGCCATTGGTGACGCCATTCTGGCGGCAGATCTTGGCGTTGACGTGGGGAATTACGACGACTTTTCCGGGGTTGTCGGTGACGCCACGGTGTTGATCGAGATCGAGCGCAACGGCCATGGGCGTCGGGCCAGCGATGGCCGCGCGGCTCACGATCTAACGATCTCCCTGCACGGTGTGGTGGCCAGGTGGAGGGCTCACTCCCCACTTGAGGCCGTCAACCTGGCCAGCTTGCTCAAGGATCTCGCCACGGATAACCGATGGGGCCTGCCAGGTGCTCAGTGTGATATTCCCCGCAACGTCGAGGCCGTGCCGTCGATGTTCTCCACTGGTGAATCTGGGTACAACGCCTGGGCCGCCACGTTCACGCAGACGATCTATATCGGGCAGCCGCTGCTCGATGATCCTGTGATCTCCCCGGCTGGGCGAAGTTGGGAGATCGTTGTCGGTACGGGGTCTGGCTTGCCGGAAGACTTCAAGGAGGTTTTCGATGTTTGACGCATTGCTGCGTATGCGGCTCGGCCCGATCGTCGACATGTTGCTCGAGCTGGAAACGGGTATCGAGGATCTGCGCCGCCGTTCTGATGGGTTTTGTAGAATCGGAGTGTGCAGTGCGGTCGATCCGGCGACCAACACTTGCAACGTTTCACACGGGGATCTGATGACCCCGGCGATCAAGTTTTTCAACCCGAGCGCCGGCGAGCAGAGCGAATCCCGCATCCCTTCGGTGGGTGAGCAGTGTTTGTTGCTCAATTACGGCGGTGGCGAAAGCGGCGGGCAGTCGGTCGCGCTGTTCGGTTTGAACACCTCGCAGTTTCCCCCGGCCTCGACTGTGGCCACGCTGACGCGCAGGACCCACAAGGACGGCACGGAAAGCAGCTACGACGATGAATCCCACACCCTGGACTGGAAAAACGGCCAGACGGCGTTTAAGGGCTCCCGGGAAGGGGTCGAGCTTTCGGTCGGAGAGGCCAGTTTTTCGATGGCCCCCCAGGCTATCGAGCTGAAACTCGGCGAGGTCGGTTTCCGGATCGATGCGGCGGGCTTCCACTTCCTCGGGCCTCTGGTGGACCACCAAGGGCGCCTTATCAGCAAGGTATAGGCCTCCCATGATTGGCATCGACAGAGATACCGGGGCAGCGGTCGACGACTGGCTGCAATTCGTGCAGCGCGCAACCCGGGCGCTGACTACGCCGATCGGCACGCGGCAAAAGCGCCCTCTGTACGGGTCGCTGTTGCCGGAGTTGCTGGGCAAAACGGTCGGCGACGACTTGTTGATCCTCGCGCAGAGCCATGCGGCAGAAGCGTTCTATAACGAGGCGAACGGTATCGGCGATTTTGAGCCGGATGTGATCGTCGCCAGTCGCCGAGGTGCTGGGCTGCTGCTGCGGTTCGCCGGCACTTGGAAAAACCGCAAAGAGTCGTTCGAGGTGGTGGCATGAGCATGTTGATACCCGGTCAAAATCAGTTGGCCGAGCCGGCAGTCGTCACCGTCGAGGAGTTTGAGGCGCTGCTCGCCGAGTTCAAAGCGTTCGTGATTGATTACGTTGCGCTCAGATCGCCGGAAAACGCGGCAAAGCTGAAAACCAGCCTGGAAAACGAAAGCGAGCTGCTGACGCTGGCCCTTGAGGCCTTCTGTGTGCGGTTGCAGACCCACGAACGCAAGTACAACGCCCGCATCAAGCAGATGCTTGCGTGGTGGGCAACTGGCAGCAACCTCGATGCCCGCCTCGCGGACATGGGCCTCGAGCGGCAACTGCTGGTCGCCGGAGATCTTGCCGCGTTTCCCCCGGTCGAGCCGATCTATGAGAGCGACGATGACGCCAGGCTGCGTTACTACCTGGCCCCGCATGCGCCGGCGGCGGGGTCGCGCATGCAGTACCGCCGGGAGGTGCTGACCCTCGGTGAGCGGCCTATCGTGAAGGTCGAGCCGCTGAGCTCGGGCGTGGTGTCGGTCACTTATACGTTTGACCCTGACGGCTTTGCCGCCCAGGTGAAGGACGGCAACGGGCGCCGAACGGCCCCGGGCAGTGTGTTGGTTACGGTGCTCTCGCGCTCGGGCGATGGCACCGCGTCTGCGGATCTGCTCGCGGCGGTTCGTAAGCATTTCGCCCGGGATGACGTGAAGCCGGAGACGGATCTCGTCACCGTGCAGAGCGCGAAAATTAAGCGCTACAAGATCCGGGTGGTGGCCAAGATCAACGCGGGGCCTGATTCGGGCCTGACAAAGATCGCGGCTGAAAAACAGTTGCAGGCCTATGCAGACTCTTGTCATCACCTCGAGGGCCGTGTAGATCCGAGCTGGATCGATTACACCCTGCACGCCGCCGGTGCTGTGCAGCTCGAAATCCTTGAGCCCTTGGCCCCGATCGAGACAACGGCCTCTCAGGCCCCGTATTGCACGGGGATTGAGGTAGAGGTGCGCACGTTATGAGTGATGAATCGCCAGGTTACAGCCTCTTGCCGGCCAATAGCTCGGCGCTCGAAAGGGCGCTCGATCTCGGTTTCGCCAAGCTGCTCGAGCGGATTGCCCTGCCGTTTCCGGACCTGATGAATCCCGAGGAAACGCCGGCAGACTTTCTGCCCTACCTCGGCGCCGATCGCGGCGTCAGCGAGTGGAGCTCCGAGGCGCCGGACGCCGAAAAGCGGCTAACCGTTGCATTGGCCTGGCCAACCAAACGCCAGTCGGGAACGCGCAAAGCTCTGGAAAACGCGGTGAAGGGCTTGCAATTGGTTCCCGATGTCCGGGCTTGGTTTGAACAGGTTCCGCTTGGCGCGCCCTACAGTTTCACCGTCCGAGCGTTTTCGTTGCTGCCGTACAGCCCGGAAATCGATGCTCGGCTCGATCAGCGCCTTGCAGACGCCAAAAGCGAGCGAGACACGTTGTTGGTATCGGTTGGGTTGAGTTCGTCAGGTACTCACTACATCGGTGCGGCCACTATCTGCGGTGAGCTGACCACTGTTTATCCGATCGTTATCGAAGGGGCCGAAGCGT